TCGTCGGAATTAAGATATTGCCTAATAAGGAAATCATATTCTGACGTTAGGGTATATAAATCAATTATATTGCTTCTGGATGGATCAATTCTTTGGTCAATTGGAGCAAAATGCTGCCACAAAAAATCAATTCCGTCTCTACCAATAGCAAATGTAAATTCTTCTTGATCTCGAACTATTTGATCCCCTGGTACCTTGGTATCACCCACATCAAATCCGGCAGGTATTACATCAGATGATTGATAAACATTGTCTAATCTAAATCTATAGATTTGGCCTTCTAAGGTGGTTTCATCTATTGCTACGGCTATATCGCCGTTATTCCAGGATGCTCTTGTTGCTAGATTGACATAGTTATCATTCATTAAATTGATTGCTGATTGCAATGAATTCTCAACGAATCTTTTTACATTGGAAATTGGCCTTAGATTTTCATAACCATCATATGAAATATATCTTTCCCAAAAAACAATATTATTTGCGGTAATAGTTAGTGGATCAGCATTTCCAAATATTAAATTATTGAATATGGTTGGGTCATCTACTATTCCGTCTTGATCTGTGTCTCTAAATGAAACTTCTACTCTTCTTGGTTCAATGTATCCGTCTGGGTATGTAAAATTATCTATTAAAGTTATGGCGATGTCTCGGCCTAGAGACGGGCATACTGAAAGCCATTGCGATGGGTTAAACAGCCCGGGACCATTTATTACTATTGCTTGGTATAATGTATTGTTGTAATTTACTATATTTCCTACAAAATATTGTGTTGTTTTTGAAAATATGTTTTTGGTTCCAACATCTGCTTCTAATGTTGGGTTGGTTTTAAATACGGTTATTTCATCAGTTCTTGACTGACCAGTTTCTTTGGATACTGTTCTAAATCTATTTATAAAGAAAAATCTAACATCTTCTTCACTTTCGAAAATATATTTAATACCTCTTGCGGTTATTACCCATAGAACACCGCCCGATGATTTATTTTCAAATAACACCATCCATTTATTGGCCGTATCGCAATAATTAAAAGAGTCTAAAAATCCATTGACTGGGGAATTTAAAATTTCCCATCGTTGAGAACTGATATTATAAAAAACACCAAAGGTTGCATTGGCTTCCAATTGCAATCGTATGGATTCTATTTCATCTGTTGATAGTGTATATCTTATTGGGGGCAACACATATTCAACAATATCGCCTTCTTCAACGGACTCCTTTAAACGAATATTGCCAAATCCGTTAGTAAATCCGTTGCTGGAACCAACTCCGTTATCCAATATGGAATCAACTGCGACCCATCCTGCGTTTCTGAATTTTAATAGTGATCCTTCTAAAATTAAATCCAGAGCATTGCCTGCGGGTGTGGCTAACCCAACATTAATGGCATTAACAGTTGGCGAAACCGGCAATGCGTTAATGCTACTTACAAATCTTCCGGTACTTGACGCATTTGTTCCGGTTACTCTATCCCACATTAATTCTTCGGGAAAAGGCAATGATGGTACAAATAACTTATTATATTCGGGACACAACGGTGCATAATTTAGAATTGCATCTATCATAAAATTTTTAAAAACTTGATTAGAAAAAATATTATTGATTGTAACAGACAAGATTTGTTCTGGTGTTAGGTTGTCACTAGATAATACTTCTTGCCTTATATTATCAATTTCTCGGTATACGATCCCGTCGTCACCTATCACATTTGTATTTTGAAATGATCCTGTTGGATCATTAATATCAATAAATCTATTATGTCCTGAATATGTTCTATTAATTGCTTTTACTTTTAATATTCCCGGATTACTTAGTGGAAATACGTTGTAATCTTCCCCACTAACCATTCTATTTTGCGTGTAATAAACTTGACTGGCGTTTATGGCAATGTCTTGATTGTTTTCTGCCACACTGCCGTTGGTAATTGTTTCTTGTAATGACAAAAATAATGTAAGAGTTTTTCTTAAATTATTTTGCGTAATATATGGTATTGATATAGCAACATTTTGAATATTATTTGGATTGATAGTCAAACGTTGGCCTATACTGGCTCTATGGTATACTCGAGTTAAACCAAACGCAACATTACCAAAACGTCCGTCAGAAAATCTTATTGAAATTTGATCATTTATACGAGTTTCAACTGAAAATATATTTCTTTCTTTTCTGGGAACATTATTGTAGATTATATTTGAATTGGCAACCGAAGGAACTTTAACCCAGTTGGTATCAACACTTCCGTCATCATTAATAGTTTGTACCCATACATCATCTTCATTAACATTATTGGTATTAATATCTAAAACTCTATTTTCAACAGGTATTTCTATATTAAAATCTTGAAATTGAAGTGTGCCTTGTTTGAAATAAGTAAAAAATCCGGTGTTTTTTGATTGATTACCCTGTCCGTCGTTTCTATAAAGTAAATGCCAAGTATCAAATGGATTGGGTGCTCGTTCTTCAAAACCATTTTCATCACTATATGAAATATTAACATTTTCAAAAGGCACAGAAATTCCATCAATATTACTGGTAAAGCCAAATATTCCGGGGTTTGATAAAACTGTGGTATTGAGTTGGTATACTTGTGTTCTTACATTATTTTGGTCGGTTCCCTGCTGTACTGGTTGCCCAAATTTATTACTTGTTAAGAAAGCATTGTTCATTATTAATACAAATTGTTCAGCCCAATCCGGATTGTTCGGATCATTCCAGTTTATTTTAATATTGTTTAAATTGGTTCCGTTACTATCAATAACATCTGATGTTGTTCTTACGCCTATAATTTTTAAGAAACCTTGAGATGCTTGGTTTCTTTTGGGACTATAACTTAATAAGTTGGCAAGTCGTATTATTGATTCACGACGTTCAGCAGTATCGACAAAGTTTTCTCTAACGTTTAAATCAACACGATACGCTAATGATTGGCCAAGCCAAGCCAATAAATCTATAATAGTAATAAATTCACTACTATCAATAAAGTCATTGAAATCTTCTGGATAATTTATTCTAATATATTCAACAAGTGATTGCCGTATTGTATCAAAATCATATGAAGTAAAATTTACTTTTAAAAATGCTCGATAAATGCGTCTCCAATCTTCGGCGGCGAATAGATTACTTTGTCTTACGCTTTGGCTCATAAATTTGACCTTTTTATAATATTATGATATTTATATTAATAAAATTAACTACTATTATAATTAATTATTGTTGTCTTCACTAAATCTGGTAGTATTTTCGCTATCGGTAGCAAAATTTTCTCTAACATATCTTACATATAATGTATCTAAAACTGCAAAAGGATTATATTGTAAAATTGCTTCAACGGTTATTCCATATTCTTCGTTATTGACTTGTAAATCAACCAACTCAACTCTTGGATCAGAATTTATCACACGCCTGACATCAGATATTACCTGCTGCCTGACCGTTTCGGTAAATGGCTCAAATAATAAATCCCAAATTATGGATCCAAAAGTTGGTTTCATTACTCGTTCACCCAACCTTGTCATAAAATGGTTTTGTAAATCACGTTTAACAAGGTCAATATCATATAATCGAGTAGATGGCACGGTTTGATTTACTGTTGAAAATCCTATAAAAATTTTATTACGCTGAAATCTATTAGCCATGGAGCATCCTGTTTATATAATATTTATGCTAATAAAATAATATACGTAGATAATTCTTGATTGAACTAATAAAGTAGTATAAGTTTTAAAAAAGGAGTAAATTATGAATCAAGAAATTTATATTAGCACTGATGTTGAATCAGATGGACCCATTCCAGGAAAACATTCAATGTTGAACTTTGGTAGCGTTGCTCTTGATGTTAATAAAAATATTTTAGGGACATTTGAAGCTAATTTAGTACCATTGCCCGGCGCAGTTCAACACCCAGATACTATGAAGTTTTGGGCCAAAAATCAACTAGCATGGGCTCGAGTTACCACCAACACCGAAAATCCAAAGGAAGTAATGATAAAATATAAACTTTGGCTTGAAGATATGGCCAAATACGGCCCTCCAATTTTTGTTGCGTATCCCGCTGGTTATGATTTTGTATTTATTAGGTGGTATATGGAATATTTCACTGATGAATGTATTTTTGGATATCAAAGCTTAGATGTTAAATCATATGTTATGGCGTTATTAAAAACAGATTTTAAGCAAACCACTAAAAATACATTCCCCAAACATTGGTTTGATAGCACTCTGCCCTATACACATACTGGATTAGATGATGCTATGGAGCAAGGAATAATGTTTATTAATATTCTACGTGAAGTAAAGGGGTTAGCTTAGCCCCCTCTTGTTCCGCTTCCTTGGGGAAATGCGCTGGCGTATGTTATTCCCGGGGCTTCAACTTTTTGCTGCATAAATCCATACACTTCATCGACCGTTCTTGCTCTTCCTGATTTATCAAAAAATACTGTTTTATTTGCTGCAACTTGTTTGGGCAATGCTACATCGGCTGCTACCGCATTGCCGGAGGCTTTTAGTATTCGTGCTCCGCCTCCTGCACCCAAGAAATGTGCTGCATATAAATCTGTTGTAGTTACTGGTCTTCCTATAGATCTTTCTAATGTTCTTTGATTTTCTTTCATATATAGCGCCGCCGCCATTGCACTTTGATTTGGATCATTTCTACCAGAAGGAGTTAACCCATATTCTGTACCATATTTGCCTACCATATCGTTCCACGTACTGTTTGTGAATTGCATCAATCCGGTCGCTGAACTTGTTCCTGCTTTTGCACTGTCATTAAACGCACTTTCTTGAGCAGCAAAACCAAATAATGCTTCTCTTGAAACACCGGTTCTTTCGGCTGCTCTGTCTATTGCTGTGATTTGGTCAGCAGTTGGGGTGCCCTTTGTCAATTTTCCAGAACCCGCTACTGGTTTTGGGGTAAATCCGGAATTAGGATTGTTTGCCGTTGACCCTTCTCCGCCATTAGCATAATTTCCTGCCTCGGCTCGTCTTCTTGGCGCTAATTCTCCGCCATTTGTGTAACATTCAAAATCATTAATAGCAGCTTGGACATTACCTGAATTTATTGCTGGTATCATATCGGAATTAGCCAGTGCTTGCGGGCCAATGTGTTCGCCTAGAGATACTACCGAATCAAATTGATTTTGCGTCATTGGCACTGTGACAATGGATTTAATGGTATTTTCTACTTCCCCAATTCTGCCGCGTAATAACTCTTCCGCTTCGCCTGCTGCCATTTTTACTCCACCAGAAAAACGATTGGCTAAATCTTCGGTTAATTGAGTTCCGTATCCTATAATTTGAACTCCGGTACTTTTAATGGTAGTAATCGTTTCTCTAAATGGGTATTCTGCGCGAATATTATTTAACATTGACGTTGACGTTGATAAAACAGTGACTGGCTTTAGTGCATCTGTTAGTACCGCACCATTTTTTAGTGTAATAATGTTTTTTTCTAAATTCTGTGTATAATTTGAAAAAATATTTTCAAAAGTTCTAATGCCGGGGGCTATTACCCTTGTACCAAATGTGGTTGCGGCATTTTCTGCTGCGGCAAGAGCAGTTTTTGTAACATTTGGCACTATATTAACGGCATTGGTAACAGCGGCAACACTTTCATTCAATCTTCCTGATAATTGCACTGCGTTTGAAGAAAATTCATCAATTATGTTTGCGGCTCTGGCTTGTCCGTCATTTATAATTGTTTGTATTGGCCCTGATATTGAATTTGGATTTCTACCAACAGGTGCTGCTAGTCTACCCGATGTAACTGCTGAATTTGCAAGGGTTGATCTTAGTCGCGCGCTGACCGGGCTTGATTTCTCTACTACTGCGTTATATTCAGCTTCGAGCCCCAATTTTTGCAGTTCGATTGATGCTTGGTTATTTTCAAATCGTTGACCAGTTTCGTCCAACAACGCATTTGCTTCTTGTATTTTTCCTTGTGTAAGCAGCCGTTCTACTTGAGCTTGCCCTTCTCGAGCTCGTTCATTATTTTGTTTTTCACGTTCTTCTAATGCTTTTCTTCTTTCAAGTATGTTTCTCTTTTTATCAACCGATTCGGATAGAGCGCGTTCATCGTCCGACACTGACTGCGATTCTATTCTTGGATCAGCGGCGGCGGGCCCTCCTGCTTTGATATTTGAATCTGCTCCTGGTGCGCTGGCTGCACTTGCGTTGGCTTCCTCTGCGCCTGGTTGTGTTCCGGCGGGAGGACATTCTTTTCTAACATTGCCAATACTGTTTTCACTGGTATTTGGCGATCCTACTTTTTGGTGGTAATTCCAGGGTTCATGCGTAATCAATCCCCTAGCTGGCAATATTGAACTTCCGCCACCTACTTCTCCCTCCGGGTACCCTGGACCGGTTAATTGGCGATCCCTGGTCGCACCTTTTTCGGGACCCTGCGCAGCCTTGCCCCCGGATACATTGTAACTATTGTGGTGTATTGCATTTGCTTTTTGAACCAACGTGCTAGTTTTGTGTATTAATTGATTTCTAGCATCAACTGTGATTGAATCATCACTATTAATGAATATTTCACCTTTAGCACTTATTCTAAGCTCGTTGTTGCCTCCGGAAGATCCGCCGCCGGGTATAATGGATAGATTTAAATCGCTTTCGTATTGCCCATTAAAATTTCCTCCGTTCCGCCAATTTGTAGTGCCAATAACTTCTTGGTTTAAATTACCATCAACTCTAATATTCATATCACCTTGACATCTAACATTGAAATTTTTTGAAGTATATAAGTTGATACCTTCATCTGATATTTCAAACCACGAGTTTCCTTGCCTTGAGTTAATATAAACATATCCTAATGTATCATTAACAACTATTTGCGTTCCGTGTCTTGTTCTTAGACGAATATATTCATTTGTGAGTGATTTTTTAACTACTTGGTTATCAGCGTATAGCGGTTCGCCGGTTGTGGGATCAACTTCAATTTCTCCATCATCTATGTGTATATTATGGCCTCTTGGGGTACTGAACCCAAATACTTGACTTGGTGCTTCTCGTCTAGCTGATGCATTTGATGGGCCTCGGTCTGCATCAGCATATAACCCTTGATTATATAACCCTTGGTGTAGTGATTCTGCTCTTGGTCTTTCCGGATTTTCCGGGTCTTGTTCTAAATCTCGTTTATTATATTCAGCCGTTGGTGGATTAATTTCCTTACCGTCTAATTTAACTCCTTTTTGTTGACTTACCGCTATCCCAATTGCCGGAACTGAATGATTCATTCCGGTTTGATATAAACAGCCAATATATATGCCTTGGTTGGGGTTTCCGTTAATAAAACATACTATAACGTCATTTTCCAAATCTGGCGGTATACACCACATGCCATAACTTACTTGAGACTGATTACTATTTTTTCCGCCTGCTTTGTTTAATGTGGGCGGGCTAGATCCAGCAAAAGGAGAAACATATTGTACTCTTATCCAAGACTTACTGTCGCTGGGATCTCCGCAAAGTTCGGGAATATGCACTTTGATTCGACCTTCTCGACTTATATCTTTATTTTCTTTTACTTTACCAATATATATCCCATGGTATTGATTTTTTACAGATGTTTGTGCGGTATTTTCTGATCTAGGAGTATTGCTTCGTTTAAAATCATTAAATTCGGATCTAGCCATTTAATCCTCCTATTAAATTAATATCTATATTAACATCTCTCACGGCTTCAAGAGTTTGTGTAAAACTTCCTTTATTAAATTTGTGAAGTACGAATTTAATAAGATATAATCCGGTAAATGCTTCATTGACTGATAATTTTACATTTCCTGCGGTGGCAGCATTTGATTGATCTGCCTTAAGTTCTTCAATCCCCTGTGGTATTAAAGTTTTTAGAATAAAATACATATTGCCGTCATTAAATGTAGCCAATCCTGTTTTTTTGTTTGATGGTTGATAAAAACTTTCTTCTAAATTAGTGACTCCCAACCAGTATGGATCGCCCCGTATCTCTAAATTAACGGTAACCATCGCTCTATCTTTTACTTGATTTAGCACTGCTGTGGTCATTGACTGCTGAATGGCATTTGCTTCAATATTACCAGCGCCGTCTTGACCACTTTCTCTAACACTTTTATCTATTGTTACTGGAAAAATGTTACCTGTAAAACTACTTAAATCTTCTGCAAATGTATCACCGGAAATAATATTTTCTCTATTTCTTCTAGCAGTTTCTTGTAAAATAACGGAAGATTTTATTGAAAGATCTTCTACTCTGGCTCTAGAATCTTCAATTCTTTTGGTTGCTTCAGCAATCGCCGCTCTGCG